TCTTCTTGCAAAACTTCCAGGGGCATCTGCAGAAACGAATCTGCCTCTGACTGGATCATACTCCATTGTCATAGTTCCAAACTTTTCAGTGAACATATTAGATCTTGGTTTAAACGGAGCTCTTGGTTTTTCAGCATCTAATACTTCTTGACCCGGACCTGTTATTCTAGGTATATTAGTTTTAGGTGGTTCTATTGCCTTCGGCGGACTATTTACTTGAGAAGAAACTTTTGATGAATCTACGGTAGTTTGGGGACCTGGTCTATTAGGTAATGCTTTAGGAACTTCTGGTGTTGCTTCAACTGGACCAGGCAATCTTTGTTGGCCTGGTTTAGTTTCAGCTGTTGGTTTCGTTTCGGCGGTTGGTTTTGTTTCTCCTGGCACAGTTCCAGGCGTGGGTTTTTTACCAGCCCCTGCTGCGCCTCCAGGCAAAACTACCCCCGGCAAATCTATTCCACCACTTGCACCAAGTCCTCTAAGTAAACCTGCTAATTTATCAGCAATCAGTTCAGCAAGTTCCTCATTATTCTTTTTTCTAAGCATTTCGGAAGTAGGATCCGCTCCACCTGCCATAGCTAAAGTTTTAGCTGTTGTAGCACTAGTATTCATACCAAAAATATACTTGAAAGTATCAACTATAGGATCTCCCATACCTCTTATAAAATCCTTAGTATCTCTACCTAAAGATTGTCCTCTATTGAATCGTTGACCCATAAAAGAAGATACATATTCTCGTTTTCTATTATCTACATTGGTGTCTCTGCCAGCAGCTAGTTTTTCTATTCTTTTGTTGGCAGTTAAATTTTGCTCAGTAATTTTCTTTAGAAATAAAATCTCATCTAAAATTTTATTTTGCACTTTCAAAGAATTTGCATTGGATAGTGCGGACATTAGCTGTACAGGCATAGGAGCAGAAGTGGCTGTTCTTTTGTCCTTATCGTTATTCAACAAACTTGGTATTTTAGACTGATTCAAATTATAGTCCTGGGCATTTGCCATTTACAGTTATCTCCCTGCCGCTGCTGCTCTAAGTTTCATCTTTTCGTTTTGTTCTTGAATATAACCTACTAGCATCGATACGTATATTTCTCTTTCCCATGGAAGCATCATTTCTATTTCTGTTAATGAATACTTATGATGTTGAACTAATGAAAAATTTAATTTGTAAAAATTTACAAGGTTTTCATGAGAAAGAGTTAGACGAAAAAATTTTGTAGGCCCTCCAATACTATATCATTTTCCTTATTACAATTTTCGCAATTGTGTTTCAGATCATGTATAATTTTAGGCATATTCAAAAAGTATTGTTCTAGTTTTTCAAACTGTGTCTTATTGAATGATTCAACAAAAGTTATAAGTTCTTCTTTAGTAGAATCTTTAGAATCAAATATTTCTTCCTTAGTAAATACTTTATCTATACAAGAAGCTACTAATTCTATTACCTTTTCAGATTTTAAGTTATCGTATATATCTACCATTTCATTAAATCTTGGGTATCGCATAATAACACCCACGTTATCATCTACCATAATCTTATTAGAAAAGTTTTCATCAGATTTAACAATTTTGACATCAAGTAAATTTATGGAAATATTGTTTTGATGCTCACATTCACATTTATAAACTAACTCTGTTATTTCACCTATTGATTTGGCTCTCAGGTTAATGAAGATATATTCTATATCAAAATGCGCCAATTCTTTTACATTCAATTTTTTGAATGTACAGTTATCTATTAGGTCAATTAAAATACGAGTTATTTCCGATTCGTCTGATTCTAGTGTTGTGAGTAAAACTTTAAATTCTTTGACCAAAAAAGGTCTATAAACTATCTTTTTTCCTGAGGATGGTAAAATCAATTCATAGGTTGGTGTTTCTAATATAGGCAATGCCATAAAATCTCCTTATGTAGCTATTCCTAAATCTATAGCTCGTTTAGCAGCGCTTGCTATAGTAATGTCTGCATTTTTATTTTGTTCGCCAGCTTTTTCATTAATTGGATAAGTTTGTCTCCAAAATCTATATGCAAATGTCACATTCAATTTATGCGGAGTATTCAATGCAGCGGAATTCAAATCCATTATACCTATATTTCTAGGAAAAGCATCTCTTAATTCTATAGCATACGTTACATTGTCCTGTTCGTCTAATTGTTTAATTGCTATAGGAGAAATATAACCTTTATCAGGGTCTTTTTGATATGCAACATTAAAGGTATATGGATCAACAATACATTTCATCCATGTCTCAAAGAAGTTTTTTACTGTCATTCTAGTATCTACTAGAAAAGATAATGTAATAGCTTCTCCTCCAAAATCACTTGCAATAGGATTTTGATAATTAGGCCCATGTATTCTTTGAGGCGCTACACTAATATTAAGTTGAGGTAAAACTGCATTTTCACAATACAAATTCATTAGACGTGTAGAATTAACAGTTATTTGATTTTCTCTTCTTGGAGTATTTAAGCAAGGTGGATATGTGATTTCAACTTCAAATCTAGTAGGTCTTGCAACACCATATGTTAAGACTGAGGACTTAAAATTTTGAAGATTAAACGTAGATTTTGCCATCTATTGTCCTGATTTTTTTCTAGCATCGAACCATACTTTAGTTTTATTAGCACCTTCAAATTGTTCTATAGGTAATTGTGAAGCTGTAACCCAATCTGGATAATCTATTTTTAGAAATCTAGATTTGACATGATTCGCAAGATAATGTTTGACAGCACCTTGTATAGGAGCCAGTCTAGAATATCTATTAAGAATACCCCATGATATTCTAATCTTAGTATCTTTATTATATTTTGTATCTGTTGCTAGTTCTGATAAATTTTGTAGAAGTCTATACCTAACTAAATAGGGCATGTAATGTAGATTGATACCGTAAAATCCATCTTTAACTGCTCTAAAGGGTAATACTAATGGAAATGTATCATAGTAAGGTAAAGTATTTTTGTGTTTTGGATCATAAAAGAACAAATACATTTCACCAGGATCAATACTATTCTGCATTTGAGAAGAATTTTGCATCAATCTACCGGGACTTACCTTGGATCCAAGTTGTTTAACTTGACTCTGAAACCACTTGTAAGACTTTTCTACATCGTCTGCTGTTGCTCTTATCTGTGAAAAGATATCGTTAGTTGCCATTAGTAAGTGTCTTTATTCCTAGATCTTTTTCTGTAAGTATCATGAATTTCATTTTTCTATCAGAGCAATACTCAAATGCAGCTTTCCATTTAGCTTGGTTAACACCATACTGAAAAACCTCATCTATAAATTTTTTGGTTTTTTTCTTTGGTATTTCAGGTGGTTTAGTAAATCTTTCTGGTTTGATCTCTATTAAATATTTTTGTATTACATTGTCGGATGATCTAACCTTCATGTAAAAGTCAACGAAATACCTATGAATCTTTTTATCTACCGGCGAAATATAGGGTATAATAACAGTTTCTGACCCCCATTCTATTACGCCATGATTGGAGTCACACCATTTCATGAATCTTAGCTCCCACAATGATCTATAGATAATATTAGTAATATCTCCTCGATATTTACTTGGATCATTGGGTCTAAAACGACCCTTGTAGGTTTTTGTATACATAATTTGGTTATAAATATAAATAAGTCTTATCCTATTATTTATTTAAAAAGATGGCCACAAAAATACCATTCGAGCCAACGACAAAAGAAACTCTAGAAAAGTACCGTCAGGAACGATTCAGAAGTTACGATACTAGTAGATATAATTGGAATCAATATCAATATCCTGAAGGACTTGGTACTAAGTCCGATCTTTTACATTATGTGGCTTTCTATATCAATGTGAGAGAAAAATCTATACCTAGAAATCCAGATGCCTATAATACATTTGGTAAAAACGATATCAATTTGTTACGAACAACTCAAAAACTTACTGCAGAACAAATAAGCGGCAAATTAGGAGAAGTGGTTGGTGTCCAAACTGCTTTACTTAGCCTTGGTATTACAAGTGTAAATGCTATAGCAGATAAATTTGGATCTAGTAAAAACGTATCAACTGATGCTCGTAAAGCAGGTAAAGAATTTTTAGTAAAAGTGTTTGAGGGTGTTAAGAGCATTGGCATTGCAGGAGGTCTTGGTGTGGCTGCAGGAGCTGTAACCAATGCTGCTGTAGAAAATATTGATATACTCAAGACGACAACTTTTCTTAGACTTAAAGATGTAATTAATCTTCATATTGAAGAAAGACCATCTGTTAAGTATGGTATGAATTATTCTGAGGCAGATTTAGGTCTTTTAGCCGGATTAATAGCATCCGGCGCTGCTGGTATTGATTCAGTTAAGAACTTTATAGAAAATTTTGATTTAAATAGTTTAAGAAATTTTTCTCCCGGTGAAGGGTCTGCTGCTATATTAGCTACTTTAGCTAAATTGCCAGCAAGTATAGGTGGGGGCAGAGCCCAAGATTTACTCGGTGCAGCTGCAGGTATTAGAATAAATCCATTTAGGGAAGCTCTTTTTGAATCTATAGATTATAGAACATTTAATTTTAAATATAGATTTTTTCCTAAATCCAAAATAGAAACTGATAATATACAAAGAATAATTGATACTTTTAAATTGCATATGCATCCGGATATTTCAGCTAGCAATTTATTTTACATATATCCTTCAGAGTTTGAAATAGTTTATTACTATGTTGATCCTAAAACAGGGAAAAACAACGAAAATACATATCTTCATAAAATAGGGAATTGTGCTTTAACAGATATGGCGATAGAATACGGCGGCGATACTTTTTCCACATTTGATAATGGCGCCCCAACACAAGTAAATTTAACTTTAACATTTAGAGAACTTGAACAATTAACTAAACGAGAAATGAGGCAAGGTTTCTAATGTATTTTAAATCTTTCCCATTAACCATGTACTCCTTGGATAACTTGTCTAGTGTACAAGCTA